GTTATTACTTGTTTAATATTATGGCCAATGCCTGATCTGATTCCTTTAGTCTTATGTCTGGCTTAATACCCAATGTTTCCATCAAGTCAGATACTGCTACAAATCTGATACGAGCTCTATCAGTTAATGCGTCTTTCCATCCATACTCGCTATCATACTCTTTAAGCTTTAAAAATTCTTGAGCTTCAATTAATTGGATTGCGGCAATCATTTCTTTCTTTGTCATGTTCTCTTTTTTTAGGGTTATTATTTACGCTTACGTGTTAATGATGCTACTGCATCCAATGTCTCTGCTAATTGCATATCAACAAAGTCTCGGGTAAATAATGGAGTCTTACCTTGTGCTTCTAGTTCCGCAATTGACACTTTTAATTCTCTTGCCCAGCTTACTAATCCGGACGTAATAATCATTTTTTGATACTCATTTAATTTTGTCATTTACTCTCAATTTAAATTATGCTTAGGGCCTTTCCCTTTTTGCTTATATAAAGATAAGGATAATAAAGTTAGGATCCTAATCTTTTACCAACTTTGTTTGCATTTTTTTACAGTAGGAAACCGACGCCTTTCGACGCCGGTCCCTTCATATTGAGAGATATGATTTACTATGCTTCGATGATTTGGTCCGCTATCATCATTTTAGGATTATCAAAGCCCATTGCACATATGCGTGCTGCTTTAATAAAGCTGCGGAGGTTAACATCTAATCCATTAAACTCGGCATTCAATTCTTTCATTAATTGCAATGCTTGCTCCTTTGCTACAATTGGTATGCGTGTCTCCATATTGGGCATCAATTGCTCGATCCTGGTAAACATTTGATCCTGCGTCATATCAATGTCGGCTACAAAGCTTCTGCTACGTATCGCCTCATCTAATTTGCTTTGGTCAATATTGCTAATGAATATGATCCTACCCGTAAACTCAAAATGACGCGGTATCTCTGCACCATATGTGTCCTTAAGCGACTTTGAGGTAATGTAACTAATCTTTCTGCTGTCATAGCTGTCAAGTGCTCCTTTAAGTATATTGACTGCATCATCGTCTTTAAACACTGAATCACAATCATCCAACACAATTATCTTGTCACTATTCTCATACAGGGTAATAAACAAACCCGCCGGAGTGGCTCGGCCTTTAAAGTGGACAAAGTCGGTTGACTCCACTAAGCCCATATCCGATAAGGTTTGCTTTACTAGGTGAGTCTTACCCGTGCCGGCTCCTCCGGTAACTACTAAGCTCGGTTGAATACCTCTGCCTACCATCTTTGTCAATCTTGCTAAGTTGGTAAACATTTCTTGTGGGTCACGTGCCTCTCTGACTGTCATAAAAGACAATTTGATTGGAGCTGCTGGTGTGACCGATACTCCTGCTTCTACTCCCGGCATTCGGGTTACTCTACCATTTGTGGCTACAAACAATACTTCCCGGTTCTTTTCGGCGTTACGCAATTGGATATCTCTTATAAGACCTTTTGCAGCAATCTCGCCACTCTTAACATTCTTCCCGAATAATTTGCCTTTAATTCGGACAGGCTCAAACACATTCATCATACTCTCTCAGGGTTTAATTGGTTAACTAAATAATAACTCTTATTACTTATACTTAAAGATAAGGATTATAATGTTAGGATCCTAATCTTTTGGTAACTTTGTTTAGCTAAAAAAGCCGCCGGCAATTAGAACCCAAAGTGTAATTCCAGCGTTCAATAATGATACAAATAGGTTATGTGTCCCGGTTCGTGGCCTACCATGCAAATATGCATTAATTAATAAATTAATTGCTAATAGTACGATTAAAATAATTTGTGGTGTTCCCATAGTCTCTCGTTTTTTACGTCCTTAAGGGCCGACACTTCTGCCGACCCACGGGACTCATATTGAGAGATATGATTTACTCTTCAGACTCATCTTCGTCAGCCTCATTTGTATCTGCTGCTAACACTGCTTGAATCAATTCTTCATCTTGTTGCTCCTTAATAAACTCGTCTAAGCAGGCAGTAACATGTTCTATAATTTCTGACACATTAACATCCGCTCTGGACAATTCAAGTCGGTTGTCATAGCTTATTTCAAATTCTGCACTATCACAATCAACCAAATCAGATGAATTGTAATCCAATGTTCTTTCAATCCGGTTGGCAATCTCCTCAGCTAACTCTTGTGTCAGGCCGGCTTTCTGCTCTGATTCTAATTGCTGGATAAGTGCAATTACTTTGTCAATGTCAACTTGCGTTGATAATACTTTTACTCCCTCTAACTGCGCAATCAATTGTTCTTTTTTCATTCTCTCTTTTTTTAGGTTCGGCAACATTGCCTTTTTATTTATAATTAAAGATAAGGATTATAATGATAGGATCCTAATCTTTTGGTAACTTTTTTTGAAAAAGTTATTCACAATTTTAATCTGCAAAATCTCCATTGATGAACAATAAAGATTCGCCTTCCGGCATTCCTTCTACATCAACATTGAGGCATCCGTCATTGGCATCGAATATATTGTCCTGGTCCAGGATGGTTGTGAAAACGCCATTGTGTTCCATTAACTCTAAGAATGATTTGGCGCTAAGTTTGCACGCTGCTTTGATAATTTGATTTCTTGTCATTGTCTCTCTTTTTAATTGTTTTGGGACTATTCCCTTTTTATTATTAATATAAAGATAAGGATAATAAAGTTAGGATCCTAATCTTTTTGCTGAAAAGTTTCAACTTTGTTTTGAACTTATTACTTGGTTGGTTGGCACACTAGTGTCAAAAAAGCTTTCATAACCTCGTTGCACATCTTCGAAGCATGCTAATGTTACTCCTTCATTTTCTTGCTCAAACCCGGTAAATACTAAATGATCATATCCTTCCGTATTGAACTGCGTAGTTACTATATACTCTTGGCCTATTACTAATAATTCTAATCCTTGCATATCTCTCAATTTAAATTAGAGACCATTCCCTAATTGCTTATAATAAAGATAAGGTTTATAATGTTAGGATCCTAATTTTTTACCAACTTTGTTTGCATTTTAATAAACTTTTTTTAAGCCTAATTGAGCAGCAACATAATTGACGTGCTTGGTAGTTGTCTGACTCCAGGTACCTAATATCCTTAAGGTATCACCGTCGACGGTTGCAACATGAGTCGCATAGCTAATAACTCGGTCATCTACTAATTTAAGATTTGCTTGATAACGATCAAATTTTTTCATGGGCTTGTTTTTATTTGAATTTAAATTTTTCTAACTCTGCTTCTACTTCGGCCAATGCCGATCCTACCTCATCGTCTTGCTGGAATATATCAAATAGTTCCATTGCTTGTCTTAAGGCTTTCACTTTTGCTTCTAGGGGTTTCATTTCTCTTTTCATGCTTCTTTTTTAAAGGTTTCATTATAGTATTCATCTGCTGAATTAAAATCACCTTTAGTTAATGAATTTAACCAAGCATCTTTTATCTGCTCTTTCTCCATTTCTTTGGCTTGTTTAAATAAACTTTGATGAACACTTACTCCATAAGGATTAATTTGCTCTTCTAACCATTCTACTGCTGTTTTTTTCATATTCTCAACTATTTAGTTCAACATAAATACATGCATCTATCGCTAGACACGCTACACACACTATTGCTGCAAATTTGTTGCTAGCTTCAATTAGTGCCGCTAATTCTTTTGGGGACATTCCTTTCTGATTCATTTGCTTATCAATTTAAGGATTAATACTACACTAAACAATAAACTTACATACACACATGTTCCTAACATATTCTCTCTTTTTTAAATTAAGGTGCATTCCCTAACTTCCTTATATAAAGATAAGGTTTATAAAGTTAGGATCCTAATCTTTTTGCAGAAAAGTTTCAGAAATGTTACAGGTATTGTTCCAACAATTTTATGCCGGGTACCTTAGCTAAATCGATCTCTGCTTGGCGAACCAACTGTCGGGCACGCTCATTTGTGATTCCCATCTCCTCACCTATTTGTTCCATGCTTTGTGCATATTCAAATCCTAGCCCATAATTTCGACGCAATGCTTCTTCTTGTCGAGGCTTCAATTGCGATAAGGTCCTATCAATGTCAAACATCATGTCGGCCTGCTCTCTGTTGCTTCTGACAGGATCTGCTGCTAAGAATCGATCCGCATATGTTTCTGCATTCTCTGAATCGCCTACTGGTGTTGATATGCTTTTGGTACCATACTCTTCGGTAGCGGTTCTATGCGATGGGATACGCACCGTACGGGATAAATCATTCAAAGCCTTTTGTATCTCGGCTCTAATATACCATACTGCAAAGGTAATGAATTTGACATTGCGTTCTGCATCAAATCGCTCAGCGGCTTCAAACAATCCTACATTTGCAAATCCTATCAGATCCTCAAGTTCTAAACCCATTCCCTGATATTGTCGGGCTACCTGGATCGCAAATCTTAAATTGCTTTCTACTAGGCGGTTGCGCGAAGGAATATCTCCAGCGCTGGACTTTACTGCTATTTCCTTTTCTTGTTCCCGGGTGAGCAATGATCCTGATTTTTTAATTTCCTGCACATAACGTCTTGTGCTTGCAACGTCGGTAACAATTGCACCATTTCCTACATGAATCTTTTTTCTCATAACTCTCTTTGGTTTTATAACTATTAATTTAATACTTAAAGATAAGGTTTATAAAGTTAGGATCCTAATCTTTTGGTAACTTTTTTTGAACTTTTTTTATCTTGATACAATAGCATATCGACTACATCCCGGACTTGGAGTTCTACTTCTTCTTCTAGGCCCGCGCCAAATCGACCCTGAGCTATTAGCTCTTTAACATACTGTATTGTTGCCGATGTAAATTGTTGTTGTGATGTCTTTTCCATGCTAACTTTTTTTAACGGGATTCTACGATTGTTACAATTGCAATTATCAATGCTACAACTACTACTGCAAGTATTGCAGCTGCTAAGACTAGTTGCAGGATAACACATATCATCTTACGATTCTAGGTATTTCCAATAAAGCACGAGCTTCTCTATAAATGCGCTGACGTTCTGCTTCGCGCATCCCGGCTCTTACAATTGCATTAAGTTCTTGTGGCTTACGAGCATCTGCGCTCAATTTACCCATACATGCATCTTGCTGGAAAAATGCGGAATTCTTTTTGATGTTTGCCATTCTCTCTTTTTTTAGGTCGGGAACCATTTCCCTTTTTATTTAATTAAAGATAAGGAATATAATGTTAGAAACCTAATCTTTTGGTAACTTTGTTTGAAAAAGTTATTCACAATTTGGTTTTAATAACCTCGCTTAATTATTGCTTTTACCTCAGCTACCAATTCTTTTGCTTCTGTCTTAACCGTTGTTGGATTTGCTCCCGGTCGAAAGTCTTTAAAGAATTTAATGATTTTGGGTACATTTAATGTGCCGGCATTAATTAATTCTACAATTTCTGCTCTGATCTGTGTTGTTGATAATGCGTTCATTTTTCGATTTTTTTAATTAAAAATAATAACTGGTCTGCTACTTCTTTGGCAATAATGCCTTCGTCAATCAATTCCTGAATGTAAACTTTAACGTTTTTCATATCTCTTATTTTTGTTTTCTTTGACCTAATTTACGTATACTGTAATCGACGGTGATGGTTGTAACTGCAACCTCATTCTCAAAGTCATACTTGTCAAATGCAAACGCGCCTTCTTGTGTGTATCGCTGAATGGTGCCTCCGGATTGCAACGTATCAAATGTTACCTCATCCACTGTAACTACGTCGCCTATTCGGTAATGCACTGCTTTTCTTTCATAGCCTGCATCTTCCAGGATTTCATTTTTGACTGTCAACTTAAATTCCTTGTGTGTCATAACTCTCTTTTTTTAGTTCGGGAAACATCTCCCTTTTAATTTTAATAAAGATAAGGTATATAATGTTAGGATCCTAATTTTTTGGTAACTTTGTTTAAACTTTTTTACCAGCCTAACTCGTCTTTAGCTTCTGCCGGCAAATAACCTAATTGCCTACCTTCCTCTAAATAAACAGTCTCTACAGCTTCGTTGGTTCTGCGATCCGCAATCTCAACTTGCACTACACTGCTAATGCTATACTCAAAAGGCCAATTGGGTTGCGATGCAAATCTTACTTGCGCTTCTGGATTCATTTGTTCTAACTGATAAATTAAATCTGCTACTGTCATATCTCTCTTTTTTAATTATTATGGCACTATTGCCTTTCTCTTATTAATACTTAAAGATAAGGTATATAAAGTTAGGATCCTAATTTTTTTGCAACTTTGTTTGAACTTTTTTCAACTTGAAAAAACAGCCCGTCATATAAAGATAAGTATAATAATGATAGGATCCTAATCTTTTCGAAACTTTTTTCAAACAAAGTTACGGGAATTATAACCGACCATTTCTATTATGGCAGACTCGCCTCGGTTTATTTTTTTAACTTCCCTTTAACTTTGTTTTGAAGTCGGGACAGGATTTGAACCTGCATGGTGGAGACTATTATTCGATCTTATACACTCCACCTTATCTTCCTTCGACAGCGTTACCATTCCGCCTCCCGACTCGAGGTTGCTGGCTAATTAAAGCCAACAAACCCGGTATCTAATTTTATGTCTAATTCCTCTACTAATTCTTTTAATTGGTATAATGGCATATCTTCTAACGTGGTACCAACTTCCTCTGCAACCTCTCCAATGCTCTGGTTTGAATATGAATAATAAGTAATGGCTTTCTGAATTGCTACCATTTCACTGCTAGCGCCATCCCACTGCATATCTGCAAATTCATTGCCTAAATCATCTTCATCAACAAACTCTGCTTCCGCTGCATCATAAGCCGCAACCCATAATGCGTGAACCTTTGCCTTAACAACATCTGCCAATGCCTCATTGTGATCATACATTGCCGTGCTCCATGGCTTAACAATCTCAATTCCAAATTCTACTTTTGCTTCTTTTTTCATAATCTCTCTCTTTTAAATTTTAAATTAAGGTCTCTCCCTAATTCCTATAATATAAAGATAAGGAATAAATCAATGCGATCCTAATCTTTTTGCAGAAATGTTTGAAAAATGTTTGCCGAGTTATACACAGCAAATTGTGAATAACCTGTGAATAAAGAAAACCCGGGAGTAAGAGAGCAACCCGGGTTCGTAGTGACAGCTAGGATAAGAGAGTAACCTGCTGCCTTGTATATTGCGATCCATTGCCGATCCGCCGGGTGCGTCTTTCGAGCGCGTTGTTCCCGGACCCTGTCGACTATCCAATCAATGTATCAATCAATACCCATATCAATGCTAGTGACACTACTGTATATAATACAGCGGCCGCTATCAATAAATGTATTGCTCGTATTCTAGTCATTGTAAGGCCGTTATTAAATTATAGGCAGCTACTAATAAAGCTACAACCAACGTTAAGATTGCTACCATTATAAAATCCATTCTTCTCATAACATATAATATGATAAATCATTGCATAATCCAACCGATCCTGCAAAAATGTTTCGATATCTACTTAAAGCAACGATTGAACCTAAAAACAGACTAAAACCCGGATGCACATTCATTCTAAAAATAGGTCTCTGTATAGCTAGTAAACCGAATCGATCCTGCACTTAAGGTGCTAAAAATGAGGTTGTTTCTAAAACCGAATCGGATGAATGCATCTAAAAGTAACGGCATATGCACTAAATATCAACTAAAAATGCGTACCCCGCATATCATCAGCATCTAAAAATGCATGACTCGATCCACTATATATACAACACAACTAAAAATCAAACTGCATATATGGTGCCTGTTTTCTAAAAATAGTGCGTAACGCAACTAAAACCAGAACAGGGGGAAGATGCGGCCTGAATCTAAAAATAGATGATTACGACACTAAAAATAGCGGTACAAGCATCTAAAACCAGGATACCCTTATTTAAGGCAATCAGTTCGTTTAAGAACATCGAGCCGGCGTATAAGGGTTTGTATCCAGTGCTAAGGAGATATAGAGCCTATGCCCCGTCAAAACAAGTAGGACGCCGACAGAAAGGATTAACCTATTCACTCTGATGCTACTAGACACTAAACTCCAAATCCACTCTAAAAATGCGTCTATGGTTAATACTGAATCGCATCTAAAAATAGCGTCGGGGTGGAGATGATACTAGACTCTACCCTAAAAATAGACATACCAGTAATGCGTACCGAGAACCTGATAAATAATGCACAACATGTATTACCTGTATATACAATACTTTATTTATGCTTATCTTTTATACATGTATTCGTATTCGTTGCATTCTTAATATTTGTCTGCAGTATCCGTAAACATTACATTGCTACGGATACTAATTAGTTTGGGAATTCTTTTTATATTGTTGTTTATATTTGTTATCATAGTATGCTCTGGTATCATACATTACTTCTTGATAATACCCATCATAACATGCATCATTAAGTTGCTCTTTCTCCATTTCTTTGGCTTGTTCAATCAATTCAGAAGTTATAACTCCATTAAAGATAAAATCTCCTTTGACATGAGCTCCTCTTAATTCTTCTATCAACCATTCTACTGCTGTCATCTTATTCTGATTTAAAGGTTTCGTTGTAGTATTGTTCAGCATCTAATTTACACTCTATTCCATCAGGCACATTTGATTTCCAACATTCTACAAATGCATCTTTCATCTGCTCCTTTTCCATTTCTTTGGCTTGATTAAGTATTAAATCTAAATAATATTTATACTCAGATATTTCAATTTCATTTATTTCTAATTGATTAAATAGATGTGCTTGTTGTTCTTCCAACCATTCTACTGCTGTTTGTTTCATCTTATTCTGATTTAAAGGTTTCATTGTAGTATTGCTCAGGATTATATAAATCTCCCTTACCACCTCCTATAACATAGCCAAATGTGTGTGCTTCAGTAATCTGCTCCTTCTCCATTTCTTTGGCTATTTCTGCCATACTAATAGAAATACCACCAACTTTCTTGTACTGTTCAACTAACCAATCTACTGCTGTTTGTTTCATATCCTTTATTTTAAAATTTCTTTTAATTTTTCAGTTAATATAACAATTGCTCTACATTCACCCCCCGGGAATGTGGGATTGAATTTAATTTCCTTAGCATATGCTGCAATCTTATCAATAACCTCTGCCGTTGTAGTCTCTGGCATGTCACATGTGGTTAATTTCTCTTCCATAACTTTTTTCTTTTTTTAATTAATAATTTATTTATCCTTTTTATCATACTTTTATGATATATCAAGTTCTTTTCCTAAACATTCTACTGATGTCTGTTTCATCTTATTCTTTAATATTATTTATATATTTTTCTGTCTAATGGTGGTGTTGGTGGTTCTTGTTTACTTAATCCATTTTGTATCATTGTTAATACTTGTAATCTTTCCTCATCTGTTAGTTTATGAGGTAGCTCATACTCTTTCGTATTGTCCAATCTACATTGCTCTACTTCTTCCCACAAAGATTTATCATCATAGCAAATTGCATTACCATCTTTGTCTGTTGCTTGGTATTGGTCACCATTTTTATCTCGTTCCCACATATACCAACTAATCCAATCTGCTCCTTCTTTACCGTAATAAACTTCTAATAAAATGTTTATCACCGAGTTATGGTCATCTGAATAGTTTATAAGGTCTACATCTAATGCATACAGGGCATCTTGCTTGTTTGTTTGTTTCCTAAGTTTGTTTAGGATTTCTTCAAATACTTCTAGTTTCATAATTTTTCTGTTAAATAGCCGATCCATGATCCTAATTGCCAACATCCTATCAGATACATTATGGAATTGGGTATTAGTATTAAACATAGTATCAGCGCTGTAAATGCTGTGATATGTATTGCAATTGTTCGTTGATTCATACTAGTTTATTTAAACCATTTATTAAATACAGTAACATTTGTTTCAATTGTCTTGGATTTATTTTTTTTCTTGTTTGCCGTGCCAGTAATTGGTTTGTCGGTTACCGGTTGGGTTGTTTCCCTAAGTGGCCTAATAACTTGAACTTGTTTATCAAAATTCAAATTAGGTTTTATTGCTTTAAGTGATGGGTGCATTAATTTAATCCTTTAACCATATTTTCAATTGCAATGATTGATTGTAAATCATCACATGTATCTTTATCATCCCGTAACTGTTTAAATACCGGGTGCAACAATGAATAGTTGCCATCTGAATCTTTTGACAATCCAGAGCATTTGCATTCCAATATGGTTCCTAGCAGTTGTTGCTGATTGTCGGTAACATGTTGCATCATTGCTTCATTGATTCCTGTTGGACGAGTAACAACTTTGCCATCACTTGATTCAGCATTGACTGATGATATTACATTGATATTCTTTCCGGTGCCATAATTAAAACCTGTAATGCGAAGATCCACATCCATTTCAAGTTTCATTTTAATTTGCCAATTTGGTTTTCCATCTTTCCAACCACCGTCGATTGCTTTAAGGATAGTTCCTTCTTGTCCGTCAGCTAATGCTTTTTGAAAATGTTTGATTGCTTCTTCATAGTTAGCAACCGTTTGCATTTTAACTGCGGATATCATTGTAGGTTGTAACCTATTCAATAACATTGAATAATTAGCTACTCTATCCTCATAAGGCACAAATGATTTTTGATCAAAGTATTCATCCGTTGTAATCATATCCCAAACAGTGAATCGAATTGATTGTAACGCTGATGCAAAATCTCCATGTTTTTGTTGGAACTTGTCAATATGTTTTAATGTCTCATCCGATCCTCTCGATTCCTTTTTGCTTAAGATGCTAATGATAGATGCAATGATTCCATTAGATTCATATCGAGATACGCCATCCATTGTTAATTCTCCATTCAATACACAATCAGGAAATCGTGTTAGTTCTTCTAGGAAAGTGGCTCCTGTTACTACGGTTGCTTCACCTTGACGAGATTCTAATTCAACATCACCATTACGGATAATTGCATTGCAATAACGTCCATCCATTTTGATCTGCGAATAAGCACTTGTCCTGCCCACAAATATGGTACGTGCCTTCTTTTCATCAAATGAAATTGCTCCCATGTAAGGAGTGTCTTCAATGAGGCCTTTAAATATTTTGTTGATGTTTGTTGTACCCATTCCTAGGCGACAATCCTTTTCGATGATGCGCTCAATGATGTAGGCATCATCTGCAGTTAATGATTCACATATGTTAATTAACTCAGCAATTGCTGCATGACCTGTTACTAGTCGATCTGATAATCTAGTTAATGATTTGCAGGCAACTTCAAGTGTTACCGGCGCTGTATTGCTACTAGTATATGTAGGAATTTGTTTGATATAAAATTTAACACGCTTTGAATTAGCCAAGTATAATACTTGTTTTAAGAGCATGTTGCCTTTATACTTGTCCAGGATAACCATTTTTTGATTGGTACCTGGCTCATTTGTTATTTCGTCAAATATTTGCTTAATTGTCATACATTATAATAAAAAATTTATATATAATATCCAACCAAATTAATCAATTTGTTGCATATACATGTTCATATGATTCAATTGAAATTGCATCTAAATCAGCAAATCGTGTTGCATCATATCCTACCCACCGTAAACCCATTGTAGTGGTTCCTTCATTTTTTATGCCTTTGATGATAAACACGCGCTGATCAAAACTATTAACAAATTCTTCAAGTATTTGATATTCTCGTCCATTAACAACTTCAGCTCCTTCCGGGAGCTTTCTATCATTGATACAAACTACTGTTTTCATCAATCCTTTTTTAAGATGTCATCAATCATATCAACATATGCTAATATTGCTGGCAACAATATTGTGAATCCGGTTAGACCACACAGGATAGATATAAAATCAAACTCGGTTGTTAAATATACCGATATTAGTTTTACTCCAAGTGCAACTATAGTAAGTGCTATTAATTCTTTGCCAATTTGCTTTAACTTTTTCATAATCATTTTTCTTTAATATTCTTTAATCACTACACCTTTTTTGTATGCAACATAATCTTTTTCGATCCTATATGGCAAAGCTAGTAAATAAGTGTTTCTTTCACTTTTTGGATAGGTGTAAAAACTATTTTTTAATTTTTTTTTAGTCTTTCTAGGCAATCTAAATTTTTTGATTTTTTGATACATGATATTTGAATGTTTCT